TGCACTACGCTGTACTCCTTTACCATTTTAATCAAAAAGACAAAGAAATCGAAACCTATCCTCAATGACAGTAATCACTCCCCAAACAATTGAAGTCCTTAAAAACTTTTGTGCGATCAACAAATCAATCGTTATCAAACCAGGTAATACGATTTCTACTCTGAGCATTAACAAGAACATTCTTGCTATTGCTGAAGTTCAAGAACAGTTTGAATCTGAGATCAGCATTTATGATTTGGGTCTTTTTGTTAACGGTCTCTCTCTTTTCGATCAACCAAAGATTGATACCAATAGCAAAAGTTTTGTAGTCGTTAGTGATGAAGTTGGTCGCTCTAAGACACGGTTCTTCTATGCTGATCCTGAAATCATTACTCAGGCACCTGAGGAAGAGATCAAACTTCCTGACATGGATGTTCACTTTCACCTAGATTCTGAAACCCATAAGCAACTCAATAAGGCAGCAGCAATCTATCAACTCCCAGACCTTTGTTTGTTTGGTGATGGTGAGGAGATGAATCTCTGTGTTACTGACAAGAAGAACGAAACTTCTAATAACTTCTCAGTTAAGGTTGGAAATACAGATCAAACATTCTGTTATTGCTTCCGAGTTGAGAACTTGAAACTTCTTGCAGGTGCATATGATGTATCTGTCAGTAGTAAAAACGTTGCCAAATTCCAAGGAACTGGCATCAAGTACTATATCGCACTTGAACCTAATGAATGATGATTTTCTCTGGGTTGAGAAATACCGTCCTAAAATTATTGACGAGTGTATTCTACCCCAGAATGTGAAAGACACCTTCACTAACTTTCTAGAGCAGGGGGAGATTCCTAATCTTCTTCTCTCTGGGACAGCAGGTGTAGGTAAGACAACTATTGCGAAAGCACTTTGTAATGAACTAGGAGCAGACTCTTATGTCATCAATGGATCTGATGAAGGTCGATTCTTGGACACTGTACGCAATCAGGCAAAATCCTTTGCTGCTACTGTGTCTCTTACTTCTTCTAGTAAGCACAAGATTCTTATCATTGATGAAGCAGACAATACGACACCCGACGTACAACTACTCCTTAGGGCATCGATCGAAGAGTTTCAAAAGAACTGTCGTTTTATCTTTACCTGTAACTTCAAGAACAAGATAATCGAACCCCTGCATAGTCGAACAACTGTTATCGACTTCAATGCTCGTGGTAAGATCAAACAAGAACTTGCTGCATCATTCTTTGAAAGATGTCGTGACATTCTTACTTCTGAGAAGGTTTCATTCTCCGACAAAGTTGTTGCTGAGGTTGTACAAAAATACTACCCAGACTTCCGACGTACTCTCAATGAACTTCAAAGGTATGCTTCATCAGGAAGTATTGACACTGGTATCCTAGCACTCCTAGGTGATGCCAAGATCGATACTCTTGTTGGTGCTATGAAAACAAAGAAGTTCAATGATGTAAAGAAATGGGTACAACAGAATCTAGATTCAGATCCTGCTGCTATCCTAAGACAGATCTACGATAATCTATCATCTATTATGGATGGTCCTAGCACTGCAGCAGCAGTTCTAATTATTGCAGACTATCAATACAAATCTGCATTCGTAGCAGATCAAGAAATTAATCTGTTAGCATGTCTAACTCAACTTATGATGGAGTGTAATTTTAACTAATGGGACCAGGAGAAATGCTCGCTATACGCGACCTAATCGCATCATGCCCACCAGTGTATACTCTACCTGGTACTTGGACTAAGTGTAATGCAATCATCCCACATTACAATGCAGATCCAAACATTACTCTTGCTATCAGTGTAGGAGTTATCGTAGCACTTTTTACCTTCTATGGTGTCTACCGAGGATTTTTTGCAAACGAAGGACTAGACGACCCATTTGACGATCATGACGACTAAACGAGACAAAGTACGGCATCAAGTGAAAAGTAGATTCTACTATCTGTTCTGGGGCACTGCTACTGTTGCAGTTGTTGCAGGACAAGTTTATGTTGGAGCAGGTTACAGAATGTATTCAAGGAGTTTGAATAGATTATTCAATTCTATTGATGCTGTTGTTATTCCTCAACCAAAACCTAGAGGATACTATGCACCTTTAGTTCCACCACCTCCTACTGGAGATGAAAACTATATTGAATGGTTGTAATGACTGTAGCAACATCTTTAAAAACTCCTCTTAGATATCCTGGTGGTAAGTCTCGTGCTATTAAAAAGATGGCACCATACTTTCCTAATCTAAGTGAGTATACAGAGTATCGCGAACCATTCTTGGGTGGCGGTTCTGTTGCATTGTACGTTACACAACAATACCCTAACATTAGTATTTGGGTGAATGACTTGTATGAACCATTATATACGTTTTGGAAACAGTTACAAATCTCTGGAGACAAACTAACTAATGAACTCAAACAACTCAAATCAAGATTCCCCGACCCAGGATCAGCACGAGGAATGTTCATCGAAGCACGAGAATACCTCAACCGAGGACTCTCTGACAGTGAACCCTTTTATCGTGCCATTAGTTTTTATGTTGTTAACAAGTGCTCTTTTTCTGGTCTCTCTGAATCCTCATCCTTTTCTTCCCAGGCGTCCGACCAAAACTTTTCAATGCGAGGAATCGAAAAACTCCCTTTCTATTCCCAACTCATCAGAAACTGGCATATCACTAATTTGTCGTATGAGAAATTGATGACGGATGATGATACTGTATTCTTGTATCTGGATCCTCCATACTCTATCAAAGATAACCTGTATGGTAAGAAGGGTAGAATGCATAGTGGATTCTCTCATGAAACATTCCATAAAACTTGTGACAGTTATAAGGTAGATCAAATGATTTCTTACAACTCAGACAATCTAATCAAAGAACGTTTCCAAGGTTGGAAAGCACAAGAATACGATCACACATACACAATGCGATCTGTAGGAGACTACATGAAGGATCAAGAAAAAAGAAAAGAACTAATCCTATTAAATTATTAAAATGAACAAAGCACCATACAATCGAAGATCTATACACAAAGATGTTTCACACCTACCTTTAGACCAGATTCAATATGCTATCACCCCTCCACTCTTGGAAGAGGAAATAGTTCATTGCCGAAGGTCTGATGAGAAGAACCTTACCAACTACGCAGGAAAAGTATGCGAAGATTTGGTAAGGTCTTACTGTGCAGAGAACAGATGGAATGTAGCAGAACCTGAGATTGATATGGGAATTGACTTGCTTATCAATAGAAATGATAGGTGGGACAAAGTTCAAGTTAAGAAAGTTGTTTTCTGGGAAACTGACTATGGATTGATGACACAGAAGTTTCAGTTTCAATCAGGTGGTATATCAAAGGATGTAAGATTGCGTCATCGTCAATCAAGTCCTGATGACTTTGATTCATTCATTCATGTATTGGCAACTCCATATCGCCAACTTATATTTGAGACTCCCGTAGATCAAATCCCTTTGAAAAAGGATGGTACTTTTATACAATCGAGAGGGACAGTTATTACTCAGAATTATAAGAAAGCACCGAAGGGGTATGTTGATTGGGGGAAAAATATGGTAAGATGTTTATATCATCCTAAATTGTTCCTAACCTTTCCTGACTTCTGGAATACAAAAGATAGAAATCTTTCAACTTTATTATCATGAAATACGATGACAGATATCCTCTAAAGGATTATCTAAACTCCATCAATCTTAACAAAAAGAACTTGATGGACGATGAAGATCCCACATGGGAAAAGAAGTACCCTGCATTCATTATTAATAAATGTATGTCTCATCATATGGATACAGTTCTATATGCTAACGAGATGAATATGTATCCAAACTTACCTAATCGTATGCAGTATGATTTTTTTATACATATAGTGAGACCCCGTAAGAGATTCTCTCCTTGGGGTAAGAAGGAAAAGGTGAATGATCTTGAACTTGTCAAGGAATACTATGGTTATAGTAATGAGAAGGCAAAACAAGCATTGCGTATCCTATCTCCTAATCATCTAGACTACATTAAAGAAAAACTGAACAAAGGGGGTAAGAAAAGATGAGTGAAGGTAATGAAGTCCAATGGACTAAAGAGAATATGATTGAAGTGAACCTCAAGGAACCTGATGATTTCTTGAAAGTTCGCGAAACACTTACCCGTATTGGAGTTGCCTCCCGTAAGGAAAAGAAACTGTATCAGTCCTGCCACATTCTACATAAGAAAGGACAATACTACATTGTACATTTTAAAGAACTATTTGCGTTAGACGGAAAGAAAGCAAACCTATCAGACAACGACGTACAAAGACGAAACAGAATCATCAAACTATTATCTGATTGGGGTCTAGTTGAGATTGTAAAGGAAGACAGCATTAAAGGTGTAGCACCACTAAGTCAAATCAAAGTTATTGCATATAAAGAAAA